CCCCCCCTGTGAACTTGCCCATTATGTTGGGATGTTTCGGAGGATGAACCAACGTGTCGAAGCACTTCACTTTCCGTGTCGAAAAGGGCACTTTGAGACAAATTGCGGCGTGGAGATGTTTGTTTCCGTCTGTGTGAGATTCCTGACATGCTACTCCTTTTTCCAAATTATCACCAAAAAATTGATTAAGTCGATAAACGAAGTTTGTAAGACTGGTAGCACACTGAGGATAGGTTAAAAAAATGTTTTTCGAGTGTAACCGAAAAGACATCAAACAAGTAGTTGTTTATAACTACTTTAAGTGAAAAAAAAGAAAAAAATAAAAAGATTTTAGTCTAATGTATATTAGTTTAACATTTATTCGCTTAATCTCTGTTCGCCGAACGCGCCACCCCCTACTTTGACTTTCATTGACCATTTGTGATAACTAATATATCTCGCGCTCTGCGGCCGGAGTGGAGGCCGCCCATACTTACGCCGTAGAACACATAGTTATTAATATAAGCCGCCGGCAGGGCACGAGGACCGAAGGGACGAGCTCGCATTAATCATCTTTGAATCGCAACCGGGATGTGGCGTTAAATGCGATAGCGTTTGAGCCAGCTGACCCAATGGTCACCAACAACAGGGCACCTGTAGCAACAACACCGATAGTACCGGTAGTACCACTATAAGTGGTAACGGCACCCTTCAAAGGAACAAACCAATCAATCTCAGAGACCGTAGGGCATTGAGCATAAGCCTGCGTAGCAGTAGTACTGAATGCACCCATAGCTTGCTTCCAATCTCTCAGAATAGTGAACCGAGCTCGATTGTCGAGATTAGTGTTGGAAACACTTGTCGAGGCAGTAAGGATATTTGCAATAGTCGCAATAGTGGAACTATTGGGCTGGGAATCCCAAACCAACATAACTCGAGCATAACAGGGAGTAGCCGACGGACCCGTTGGCGCAACCATACCGTGAACACGGACTGATACATTATTAATCTGTCTACCCTTACGAGCATTCACATCATCTCCTTGAGCAATCAAATTCAATGCAGTTACTGACCCCGTGGTGTCGCAAGCATATGACGCAGCCGCAAGATCATTGTATTGTAACTCTCCACTGCTACGAGTCCAACCTCTAGTAGCAAATGTGGTACTAACCGAGGGAGCATAAGCAATTCTTCCAACTGGGATAACATCATCAACCAATGCAGGAGCACGTCGAGTATAACGACGACGGGGTGTAGATCCCTTATTCTTGATATAAGCGCTAACAGTAGCTCTAACTCGCTTCCGACCGTACATAGGTGTTCAAATAAAAAAATATAATTAACTAAATAAAAATAATTTATATTAGAGGACGACCGTCCGGTTATAGGGCAACCAATAAAACGGGGCGCGGAGCACTCGTAGCTAGCGTAAGGGAACTTGTTCCTCTAATATTACTTACGCTAGCCAGTGTCACAGTGTCACGAATTTAATGAGGACACGTAGACACTAATTAGTTTTGACCTTGTCGCAGACCAGTGTCAAAATTAACCCCGGTTGTTTTAAAAAAATAACCCTAAATCCCCTTAGGCAAATATTAACTGTTGCGAGTCCCGAGTAATGGTTAATGATTTGTTTATTCCATATAGTTTCGAATAAAATCGCCCGGCCTCTTGACATGCAAAGACTTGGCCAAAGTCCTTTTAGGTCCATTGTTGTAACGCGACAATGAAGAGGTATTAAGTTCGTCAAAGGTTGGAGTCCAGATGTTAGCATTGATAACATTCTGGATGTGCTGAGAAGCAAGTAGTTGCTCTCTCTGCACCACAGTCATAGATCCATCTATGAGTTCCAAATCAGGTTCCGAGACTTCTTCATCTGATAAGATCAAGAAGTCATCATCAACAGACTGAGCTTGCTTAGTCGGGGTAAGTGGACGCCAGTCCGCTTCAAGAGCATCACATGCATCTAAGAAATCAGAATCTTCGATTTCCTCTGAGGAGAAAGATACTTCGTCTCTTTCTAAACGGATAGGTCCGTCGCACATAACTACATCAACTCTATCGTTCAATGGAGCCAATTGCTGAGCAGTACACTTGTGAAAGCATTGGTCGGGTGTAAAGTTGGATAAGATAATAAATGGTAGAATATCCTTTTTAATCACAGGACACGTTCCTCTACGCGAGAGAGGAACCCTGTCCCCCGATAAGATCTGATTAAGTTCAGTAATCTTTTTCTGACCATTAAATTCATCAATAACGATAAGATCATACGCTCCATCTGAATAACCGTCCCACCAATTCTCATCCTTAGGCCAATAGTAGATCGAAAGATCAAAAGTATCTTCCAGCCAGGTTATCAGGGAACTCTTCCCCATCCCAGGACCACTCTGAATCCAAAGTTGTTTCTGACGATGTTTCCTCTTCTCCCTCAGATTCTGTGTCACCCACGAGGCAATAAGATTGTTCCAAGGAGAGCAAAAGCCCTTTGCAGAAGACACATTCACCTTTATAAGTTGGGCCGCTGCAAAACCCCTCACTTTCATCTTTAACTCTCGAAGAGCCATATACTCCTTTACCTTCGCTGCATGAAGTAGCATATATTCTGGGTGTAGGTCGTCCAGATCGAAGATCGAGGCGCCGTTTTGGATCTCTTTCGTCAATAAGGCTGCTTTCGTGCTCTTCTTCCCCTGGGCTAGTTGACAAAACTCCTCTGGGTTGAATCGGTCTGAATCTGGCAAGGCTTGGAAGTTCCCCTCCTTCATCACATATTGGAACGCTTTCAACGCCCCCCCTGTGAACTTGCCCATTATGTTGGGATGTTTCGGAGGATGAACCAACGTGTCGAAGCACTTCACTTTCCGTGTCGAAAAGGGCACTTTGAGACAAATTGCGGCGTGGAGATGTTT